CCGTCGCGCCTGTAGCCCCAGTCGCACCCGTAGCGCCAGTGGCCCCTTGGATGCCTTGAATGCCCTGAATCCCTTGGATGCCCTGCGCACCTTGAGCGCCAGGGGAACCCACGCCGACGGTAAGGACGGCAGGGGCGGTTGACCCGGTGGTCGTCTCGACTGCTCCAGGGATGGTGATCGTTAGCGCCATGAGATTAGACGGTGACCTGGCCGATGATGTCTAGGCGCATGGTGTCCGAGTAGAAGATGGTCGTGCCCTGCGTGAACTTGATGTCCCAGCGGGCCGTGCCGATAGCCCAGTCAGCGGTCGAGCCGACGTAGTCCGCGGTAAAGGACAGTCCGTTGCCGGCGACGGTCACGGTCAGGTCGTACTCGTTGCGATCCGCGTCGACGATGGTCGAGGTGACGGTCACGCCAGACAGGCTTTGGATGGCCGGAGGGGCCTCCGGGGTAAACACGGTCGAGGAACCAAAGTTCGTGCCGCGCTTAAAGGTGACGGTGTTACAGCTCATCGGGTCTTATCGTTGCCCCGATTGGAAGGGGGGCACGGGGTGGGGGTAGAGCTTAGAATTAGGCTACTTCTGTCATATTGCCAATGGTCACCACATACGATGGCATTATACTGCTAACGTCTTGCCCAAAGGCATTGGTGTAGGCATCAGAAGTGATTGTGAAAGGCAACGTGTCGGTCGTGACGCTTTGCCCTACGATCTGAGAAACATAGAAGTCTGGAAGGTTGTTCTGTCCATACTTGCGACCTATAAAGAAATTAGTGCCAGAAACTTCTGCGTTCGGGTAATTAGATGAAAAACCACCGTCAGCCAAGAACAGACTGCCATCTGTTGCGGTAAAGTATTCAGGGATGCCTGATGTGCTTACCGGATATTCCCGGGAATCTCCTGCAATTATCCCGAAAGGGCTGGCCCCGTTGGCACTGATTGGCCAAAAGAAATTGGCCCAAGTGGCGTTGGTGATGACCTGTGCCATCAGATTCTTGCGTAATAGTAGCGGGCCGTATCCGTTCCCATCTTTAGGCGAGACGACCACAGGGAGCCGGTGACGAGCTGCGTAACGGTCGAGCTGCTGATGGTCGCAATGAGGACGTAACCGTACGTGTCTGTGTCCGCAGGGATAGTTGCGCCGATGTTCCATTCAAAGTTAGTCGCATCTGGGAAGACGCCCGACGCATAGGGGTGCCTGATCCACACGTCGTAAGAGCCCGCAGCGACCGTGATAGTGCTGGCGATGTTCCCTGGCGTGACGTTGTTGGTCGTGCCAGTGACGATGCTGAAGGTGTCGTTGCCACCAGCCGAACTGACGTAGATGACCTTGTAAGGATGGGTAGCGGTAGGTTCATTGATGCACTCTCCGCCATCGTAATCGACAGGGATAATCGTGGCGCCGGTCATGTTGAACATACCGTCGGTCGTGACGTCGCCCGTAAAGCCAGTGCAGGCAACGCACTCGGCCTTGTTTACAATCTGGTCCCAGCTCGCGGCGAGGTTCAGGTTGTACGGATCGTCGGCCTCGTCTTCCCCTGGCACGTTGCGCAGCTGAACCATGCCGGTCTGCATCGGGGTCGTCAGGTCGATGTTCCCGGTGTGGTACTGGGTAATGTCGAAGTCGTAGGTATAGGCCGTCACGCCGGACGTATTGAAGGTCAGGAGCGGGGCGTTCAGGCCGGCTAGTTCGTTACAGAAGGTCACGTAATAGGAGCCCTCGGTCGTGCGGCTCACCTCCACGTTCCCAGCAAAAGCAATCGATACAGGCTCACCGCCCACTGTAAACGTGATGGCAGGGATTGAGTTTAGGCACGCGGCCAGTGTGAGCTCGTCTGAATAGATGGGCGTGACCGGATCCCAGAAGTCAGTGACAGGGAAAGGAACGGTCGAAGTCGAGGCACCGCAGCTGATAAGGGCCGTACCGCCGGACGCCTTGCCAATCAGGCTGATGTGCTGGACTTGGTTCTGGACTAGCGGGATACCTGCGCGCTCTTGCCCGCCCGTCATAGTGAACGTATTGGCCGAAGGGGTGACCGTGGCGATGGCCTTGTAACTGTAGCCTAACTTACGAGGGTTTAGCCAGGAGGTGTGACAATGACCCCAATCAAGAGGAAGGCCGGTCGACGCGTGGTCATACCCGGTCATCTTCTCGACGTTCATCGTCTGGACAAAGATTGAGGGGCCGGGGTCTACCGTAACCTTGTTAGTGTCGGTGCTGTTTGACGTGGCAATTAGGGCCAGCGTCGGGAGGCCGGTGTTGACCACCGAGGACGAGGAGAACGGCGCAACGCCTACGTCTACGTCCCACTTAAAAGCCCACAAGGTGACCGGGTCATTCGTGTCGGATAACTCATAGCCTCCGCCGTCTTCCATCCACCACGTCAGCGAGTAGCTGGGGTCATCGGGCGGGTAGATGGGGTACAGGTCGCCGTTGTTCCGCGTACCGCTCGGGCAGATTTGCAGTTTGTTGGCGAACGCCTGCATGATGCGGGTGTCAGCGCCGGACTTGATAATGGGCATCGGGCCTGCCGTGTAACCGATGGCGCCCACGCCGATCTGGAGGAAGCGCTGTCCGTTGATGCTGACGACCTGGCACTGGAAGGGAAGGGGCCGACCACCCGTGCCGTCACCGTAGACGAGCTGCTCGGGGAGGCTTGAGTTGCCTAGGACAAACTCAGGGGCGAAGACCAACGCGTCTCCGATGGGCGGAGTCCACGGCTGATTGATCTCTAGGGACGTGCCCTGGCTAGAGGATACGAAGTTGTAACCGTTGCCGGGCTGCGTTGTCATGGCTTAGATGTTGACGTAAACGCTCGAGTCCCAGCCGACCCTTGAATAGCGGATTTCGTACATGACTTTATACAGTGAGCCGAACTCCTCGACGTTGACTTGAGATAGGAGGTTACTGTTACCGCCACCAGATCCGGCGCCAACGATTGCCCAGTCTGGGATTAGGGTCCATGTGCCGAAGTTGGTCGTGGCTGTTGCCGAGTTCAGGTACCCGAGAATGTCGATAACGTAAGCCGCGTCTTTCATGTAGATAACGCCAGAATAGGTCGTAGTCGTGGCAAGGTAGTTAGTCTTTCCGTAAAAGTTAGGATAGGCCGGGTCGACGAAGCCAATGAAGCGGCCGCCAAGTTCGGACTCAAAGCATGCGCCGTTGTCGCCGATGTAGGACTGCTTCTTGGAAATGATGATGGTCTTGCCAGAGATAACCTGAGTGACAAAGTCGGCCGGGTCTTTAATTTCAACGAGTGGGCCGAGATCAGACTGGACGTAAGCCGTGCCGGCGATTGGCCCAGTCGTGAATGACGCGTCAAAGTTAAAGAAGTTTGGATGCGTCGTCAGGTTCTCGGTCGTCAGGCCGTTAGCCGAGGAGGTATTTGCTAAAGTGTATTCGCCCGCGTTGATTGCCGTGTCGATGCCGACATAGTCCACGGTCAGGGTGGCGATGTCGAGTGCGTCCCAACTGATTTTCCACTTGTCCAATTTCAGATAAGCATACGCAGGATCAGGGTGGTCGCTGCCCTTTACTGCAAACGCGTCTATGTCGAAGGTCGTGTCGACCTTGTAGACAGTCGTCGAGGTGTTGAGGCCGAAACCGTCAGCCACCACCGTCCAGCCAGGCTGTAGGAGGGCAGTGGTTAGGGGGTTGCCGTTAATTACGATAGCCATAAAGTTAGGTAGTCATGGTTGTCTGTTCAACCTTGGTAAAGTCGATTGGCACTCCGCCACCGCCGGGGTTGGCTAGTATCTCCAGCAGCGCGGTCTGCTTGCGGGTCTCTTCGAGCTGCATGGTCATGGCCTCGATGACCGGGTTAGCGCCTACGCCGACGACGTTGGAGAAGCCCTCTGGGCCTTTGAAGGTTGTGCCCTTGGCCTTGGCGGCATCGTCGGATGCCTTCTGGGCGGCGGCCTGAGCGGCGGCGGCAGCGGCGGTGTCGTTCGGGTTGTCGCCAAACGCGTCGGCGCGGGCGTTGGATAGGGCAGCACGGCGAGACAGCACGTCCTGCATCTCGGTATCGCCGGCAACGCTCTTAAAGCCCGTGAACATAAGGGAGTGCTTGGCACGGCGACGGGCCATCTCAACGGCCCCCTTGCCTTCGCCTTCGTCTAAGTACTGTTTCAGGGCTAGGTTGCCTTCGCTGTCGCCAAAGACTCCCTGCTCATCTCCGGCATCAAGAAACGCTTGAGCGGCCTCCTTGCGTTGTTTCTTTGATAGTTTCTTTTCCTTAGAAGTAGCGTTAGTGCGCTCGGCTGCGCGAGCCATGTCGGTGGCACCTTTATCCGCAAATACCGAGGTGCCCTTTGACGCAAAGTCTAAAACGTCCTTGGTGTCCTGCTTGGCCTTTTCAATGGCGCTGGAGATAGCCGAGATGGCGGAGTTGAGGAGCACCAAGGGAGCAACGAAAGCAAAGGCAATGTCCTTAAAGGCCATGCTGAACTTCTTGCCGATGTCGTCGACCTGTTTGCCGAAAGACACCGTGGCCGACTTAGCCTTGTCCATCGCCTGCGGGACGTCGGAGGTGGTCTTGATGTTGACTGTCAGGTCTTGGGCCATGTCAGGGAGTAGTTACCTTTGCAGGATTGGAAGCGGTGGCCGCGGCGTCCTTGGCTTCCTCCTCGGCCATAAAGGCTTCCTCCTCGGGCGACATGATTGCCACGTCCGCACCCTTGGAGATAGCCAGGGCGGAGTTAAGCCAGATGGCCTGACACTCCGGCATCTCCCAAGCCCGCTTCTCGTCGATGCCTGCCGCAATCAATGAGGCCACAATTGAAAGCGGCCAAGGCACGCCCTTGCTGCCTCCGCTGCTCTTCTTGGTTTGCTCCCAGAACTTGGGCCAGTCTTGGACTAGGATGTAGCCAGAGAAGGCTTCGAGCATGGCCTCGAACTTGGCAGGGTTGCGGGACAGGTGGAGCATCCGCAGCTGATCGCGCCAGCCGATGTCGCCTAGGGGTTGCTCGGCGCATACTTGGCAGGCGAAGATAAGGTCGGCGGGAGTGATGGCGCGGGAGCCGGTGACCAGGGGCGAGTCAAAAGCCATCAGACGCACGCGGTACTTGAGGCACCAAGGGTACATGGAACGACCCAGCAGCCGAAAGGGAGCGGGGTCGATAAAGGCAGAAAGGAACCGTTTGTCCATGCCGCCTAGTGTAGCCCACTTGGGGCTAAGTCAATTAGGCAGGCGTGATGCCTTCGTAATCGATGGCCGTGATGGAGACGGTGGTGAAGCCCTTGTTGGAGCCTTTGTCGTCAACCTTGGTAATCGTGCCAACGAACGAGGCCGAAGCCGAACCGCCAGGGTAGGCCGAATTCGTGTTCAGCGTAAAGGTCAGGGCGGCGCCGAGCACCGGGATGCTCGAGGTTTTGGCAATGCCTTCGACACTGAGCTCGGACTTACGATCGTCGAGGCGGTGGGTCTTGGTCAGGCCAGTCTCGTCGACCACCGTGGCTTCAGCGTTGAAGGAGGACGAGAGGCTGTAGGACTGGACGAACAGATTGCCAAACGTACCGTTGGCGATGCCGTAAATGCAGGTGGTTCCGTTAGAGATGGCGGCCATTTGAATATGCTCGGTTTGGTAACCTTACGCGGGGAAGACGGTCAGGATGTCGAAAGTGAACGAGGTCGCCCAGGAGCGCTCGTCGATACCCTCGTCTTCGGATTGCATGGTAACGTCATAGCAGGACGCGTCCCCCGTGGCCGTAAAGGCCGCCTTGATGGAGACTAGGTCACGCATATTGCCGGACAGGGCGGCACAGCGGGCGCGGTGATCGGCGAGGGTCGTGTCGTCGGCGTTCGAGAAGAGCGTGATGCGGACCGAGCAGGAG